TAATGGTTAATAAAAATTACAACTTTTGAAAAAAATATATATTTATAATAAAATAATAAAACAATGGGATATTTAGACAATAAATCAATTACTGTAGATGCAATTTTAACAAAAAGAGGTCGTGAATTACTAGCTAGAAATGATGGTAGTTTTAGAATTACACAATTTTCATTAGGAGATGATGAAATAGATTATTCATTATTTAATGAAAACCATCCAAATGGTTCTCAATTCTCAGGAGAGGCAATAGAAAATATGCCTCTAATTGAAGCTATTCCTGATGAAAGTAATATTATGAGACATAAATTAATTACTTTACCAAGAGGTACTTCAAAACTCCCAATAGTAACAGCTAATATTTCTAAAGTAGTATTATCTTTAGGTTCTTCTACAGTTATTAATCCAGCTACATTAAACTTTAATGGGTTATCTAACTTAACAGAACCAGGAGGCTATTCAGCAACTATAGCAGACAGAAGATTATTAACTTCTTTTTCAGGAATAGGAAATCAAACAGGAGCAAGTAATACAGTTAATCCTTATTCTTCAACATCTGTTAGTGAAACAATACAAGGAGCATCATTTAGCTTAACAGCTATTAATAGTACTTCATTATTTGGAAAAAATACAAAATTATTAACTAGTATCACTATTGAAGGTAGAGATTCAGGAGCTAAAGTTACTATTCCTGTTGAAATTTCTAAACAAGTAGTTAAATCACAAGCATTTAATGGTGAAATAGGAATTTCATTAGCATAATAAACATAAAAAAAAATGGCAAACTTTACAAGATATGCAAGCGGAGATGTAGTTATTAGTACAAATAAACTAACAACATCAACGTGGTCAGATAATACAAACAATTTACAAACAGCCTTTACAGCATCAACAGATTATAGTACGGTAACAAGTTCAGGTCAATTTTATTTAGATGTATTTAATAAGTTATCAACAGACGTTACTGCTCAACCACAATATGCGGTAGCATATGGTAATAGATTTGGATCAGGTTCTCCTGATTTTACTAACGATTCAGGTTCGTTTGGTTTAGGAGCTTCAAGAGTAATTTACAACCAATATAGACAATTAGTATTTGGAGATGAAACCCAAAACTTTAAATTTAGTAAAGATACACCTCCAGACATTTATGTTATTAACATAAACAGAGCAAGATTTAAACATAACTTAAAACCAGGATCTTTAAATTTACACATATTAACAGGATCTGTTGAAGATTTCCATGCTGGAAAAGCACTTGTACATCTTACAGATGATTCAGTAACACAAACAGGTTCTGCTGTAGTTACAAATTTAGGAAGACAATTTAATATAGTATCAGGTTCAAATGGTGAAGCAGTAGGAAATACAATAGACCAAGTAAATAACTCAGCATCTTATGGTTTATTTTATCCAGATGCAGGAATTATAATTTTAAATCCAGGAGCTTTTACTGGAAATTTAATACCTGCTCATAATCCAGGAATATCTATAAACACAGATTTAAATCATAAAAAATTATATCAAGCAATATCGGGTGCAAAACATTTTATTGTAGATAGTCAAGAAAAAGTAACATCACAATTTTACTTTACAAGAGCAAAAAATAATGAATTTAATTATACTACTAACCCTTCATTTGTAGATTCAACAGGAGATGTTAACTTTACTTCTATGATTGATAACCCTCAAACTTATATAACAACTATAGGATTATATAATGATAATCAAGATTTAGTAGCAGTAGCAAAATTAAGCCAACCAGTAGTTAAAGACTTTACAAAAGAAGCACTTATAAGAGTTAAATTAGACTACTAAAATGTCACCTAAATGTCGATTTATAAAAAGTTTACAGCCCAAGATATTGCAACAGTTCCATTTAATGCCCATAAACAATATAGTTTTACATCGGCTTCAGCCGCTTCACATAAAATAACTTATTTTAACACAAGTTGGACTTCTGAATCAATATCTTTATATAGCTCTGCTAGTGCTGTTTATGGAGGTGATACAAAAAATGTAATAAAGTATAATCAAATAGATCATCTTTTTTATAAAAATTTTAAAAGAGATATAGGTAATAAATTTGGTAATATTCATTATTTAAATCAAAGAAGAGATCTATACGAAAAAGCAAACATATTATCTATACCAGCAGGTTTATATGGTTTTGAAGTAAAACCCTCTACTTTTCTTTTAGAAAATGATGGATTTACTTTAGTGGATGATTTAAATGGTAATCTTATAATAAGTGGAACAAATTTAGACAATTACCCTACAGATATTCGTTCAAATTTATTTAGATTAGATCCTATAAAATCTTTTAAAAATATTGATTTAAACACATATGAAGGATACACAAATGGAACTTATTATTTAGATGGTAAAAGAAGAGTAAATGGTATTTCTCATTATGGTTCTCCTGATCAGGGTGAATTTGATGATAGTTATTTTTTAAATCCTATAAAATACAATAATGTTCAATTTACTACCTCATCTTTAGGTTCATCAAGGTGTAATTTTTCACATGTAGCTTTAGATAGTTTTAGGGGAGCTAATATAATTTCTCCAGACAGTGAAAAGTTTAATTTTAATAAAAATGAAGATTTTTCTATATCTTTTTGGATGAAAGCTAATAGCTTTTCAAGTAATTATGATGCTAGTGGTAATGTAATAGCTCCCCAAATAGGACAAATAATAAATGATGGAATGGTATTTCATGTAGACGGGGAGGATGCTTACGTAGTAGTAACAGGTGATCCTAATACAGTTAGTCAAGGGTATATTCAAACTTATGATTCATTAAATTCTGTATCAGAAGAATTTGATGTTAATGGTAATAGTAATTTAGGAGCTCCCGGAGAAGAACATGGAGAAGGAAAAATGATAGTAATAAATCCTTCTACTATTGGATATCTTAATTCAAGTGGAGTAAGTGGTCCTTTTTCAGCTATGGATATAGGAGTAACAAGCTCTAATTTCAATTTAATGAATACAATTGATAAAATTGAGGAGCTTACGACTATATGGAGTGGTTACTTTAGTGATTTAGCACATCATCCTATTATTCAAGTTGAGGAATTACTTGATTTTTCACAAGCAACCTCAGTACAAGTTGGAGGTACTACTACTACATTTGCTTCTTCAATAGCTACTGCATTTGATTTCCAAACATTAGCATTTACGTCAACAAACGCAGCCCCCATAACAATTAATGAACCATTTACAGGTAATTTTACAGCTGGAAAAGAATACGAAATAAAATTTTCAATACTTGGTTTTTCAGGGGACAACACAGGCTGGATAGGGGGAGGAGCTAATTTTGTTGTACAAGGAGATGGTGTCTATTCATTTACATTTATTTCAGACGGAAATAAACCTAATTTCTTTACAAATATGATTGGTGTAGGGACGGGGGGAACTACAGTAGTATTTGATGCATCTGTAAAGGAGGTAGGTAAACCTCTTATAGGAAGTGGTAAAATAAACACAGAAAATATGCTTAATTTTATAAGCGACCCTACAGAGGTTCCCCTATTTAATTTTGTAGCCAATGGAGGATTACCACAAGGATACACAGATACATGGATAGCTAGTTATGATGAAATTTTTGAAATAAATAATTCAGTAGGATTTACAAATGACATAAATGAAGCTAAAACAACAAATAAAATATATTTAGCTTCTAATAATTTAACAAGTCAAAATGTTTTTAATAAAAATGAAGTTCAAATTTTTACAAGTAATTTTTCTCCTTCTTCTAATAATGCTTCTAATAATATAATAGTTTATCCTTATAATATTGATGATGCAACCCAATTAGGTACACAAAATCTTTTTGGCGGAAATCCTTATGGAGATTTAACTGCATTTGGTTTACCTGGGGTAAATTCAGTAGTTCCTGCTTTAAGTATAATAGCCCAACCTCCAACATTTTCATCAGGGGGTAATGTAGTAATAGTTAGAAAAATTAAATGGCAAGATTTAGACACTTCATCTCGTTATATTATAGCTAAAAGTACCACAAAAACAGTAGTACCTTCCCCTATAGAAGGAAGGGCACAAATGTTAAACACTAGTGTGTCAGGTTCATCTCAATTTAAAGATGTATCAGCCGAACCACAATTTCCTTTTGAAATATACCATAAAAGTAGTTCATTATATTTTGATAGATCAGATGGAGATATCACTACTTCTGTAGAGGGAATAATAAAATCTAATTTTATAAATAACCCTATCCATATATTATGTCAAAAAACGGGATCAAATATGGAAATTTATGCAAATGGTACTAAAATAGCCTCAGGTAGTGACAATACTAATCAAACCCAAAACAATGCTAATCTTTATATAGGTTCTAAAGGAAATGAAAGTTTTAAAGATTCATTAGTAGCAGGAGCATTTACAGGTCTTACTTTTAATGAATCAGGAGAACTTATATATGAATCTACAAGATACTTTAACGGAGAATTAGGTAATATTAACATATATAATAAAGCTTTTCCTTCATTAACTATTAGTAATATTTCAGAAAGTGTAAATGGATTACCTTACATAGGAAATATTTTTTATCAAAATGGTTTTGCTACAATAACTCATCCAAAATATACTACTATATTAAACCCTGATGGTAACTTAATACTTAATGGAAATTTTGATGATAATAGTAATTGGACTATTAGCCCATCTCAACCTTGGACAATTCAAAATGGAAAAGCAGAAGCAAACTTAGTATCGATAGGCACAGACACATTATTATCTAATACTTTTATATCACCCACAAATAAAAGTTACGAAGTATCTTATACTATTAGTGATCATAATTATGCCCAACCTGCACCCGCAACAAATCAATTCCAATTTGTTGGAGGAACTGGTTGGGGAGGACAAACCGTTCCAGGATATATAAAAGAAGATTTTAAAATACAAGTTAGTGTTATGTCTCCAACTAATGCAAATTTCACCGAAACATTTATAATATCAGGTAACCCATTAGATCAAGGTGTCAGATTATTTGGTAATACACTTGGATTTTATGATGGAGATAATCATTTAGGATCTGAAGCAGCAGCAAATTTTATAAGTGTATTTAATTCATTTGATAATGCTATATTTAATGGTGGAATTATTGAAAATGGAGTTTATGTCCCACTTGCCGTAGCGAGTTTAAAACCAGGTACTACTGATACTATTCTTATAACAATGTCTCATGGAGGTTCATTTCCAAATTTTGGTCATGTTGCTGTACTTGATATTAATTCTAGAACAAATTTAAGTGCACCATTTCCTAACATTCAGAATTTTGTAGATGGAAATGATGGGTTTGGAGGAAAAATACAAGCAGTATTATATGGTGATAATGGCAGTAAAGATACAGGAATTGCAAATTTTGCCCAAACAGCTGATGAAGATTGGGTTTTTACTGAAATTTTAACCCCAACAGGGGGAGGAGGAGCCCATTCAAATCTTTTAGCTTTTGATGTAGTAGAGGATACTTTTACTGGTAAAATAGATAATGTATCCGTAAGAGCCTTAAACATCCCCCTAACTATTAAGTTTCAAGGCTCACATTTAATTTATGAACATGAATATCAATGTACCGTTGATGAACATGAATTTAATGATACATTAAATATCTCAGCAAGGAAAATCAAATCAAATCAATCTGAAGATCTAGCTAATTTTGCAACAGGTTCGCTTTTTAGACCCTATGTTACTACAATTGGTTTATATAATGAAAATAATGAATTATTAGTTGTTGGTAAATTAGGTCAACCTATAAGAACATCTGATGAAACTGACACAACTTTCGTACTTCGTTGGGATACCTAAAATATCTTTTGTATATTAACCATTATGTGGTACTATCAAGAAAAAACAATTAATGAAATCGTTGACCTTCCAGAGGGAGCGTTCGGTTTTATTTATCAAACAACTCACTTACCAACTGGAAAAAGATACATTGGTAAAAAATCTTTAATTTATAATTTAAAGAAAAAATTAGGTAAAAAAGAAAAAGCCCTATATGAAGGAAAAGGTCGTCCACCAACATTCAAAAGAGTATTGAAGGAAAGCGATTGGAAAACTTACTATGGTTCTCACAGTTTTATAAAAGACGCAAATAAAGAAGATCTAGAAAGAAAAATCCTACAAGTGGCTTACAACAAAAAAGAACTTACATACTTAGAATGTAAATATCAATTTGTGTTGGAAGTTTTAGAAAATAAAAAATACCTTAATGATAATATATTAGGTAAATTTTATGACAGGGATTTTAAATGAAAGAAGATTTATTAAAAAGATTATTAGAATCAATTTTAGGTGGAAGTAAGTCTGCTCGTGGAGGAGATGAAGCTGTTTTTACCTGTCCTTCTTGTAACCACCATAAGAAAAAACTAACATTTAATTTACTATCTCAAAAATTTCAATGTTGGGTTTGTGGTTACAAAGGTCATAGAGCTTTTCAATTACTTAAAAAAGCAGGGGCACCTGGAGCTGCATTTGGGGCTTTAAAAGAAATTGACAACCAATACAATTTTAAACAACAAGTCAAACAAAAAGTAGACACAAATATCCTGCAATTTCCTCATGGAGTAACGCCTATAATGTCATCATCAGCGATTCTGTCAAAACACGCATTACATTATTTAGATCAAAGAGGAATCACCCAACAAGACGTAGTAAAGTATGATTTACATTATTGTGAACAAGGTCCTTTAAGAAATATGGTTGTAATTCCTTCATATGATAAAGATGGTTTTTTAAATTATTATGTAGGTCGTTCGTTCGATAAAAACGCGTATATTAAACATAAGTTGGCTTCCAGTACCAAGGACATAATTGGATTTGAAATGTATATAAACTGGGATTTACCCGTGATTTTAT